TTTGGTCAATATGCCTGTATCAACGGTCGCGCACTTTATACGGATATCCCGGCAGCTCGCGGGTGATAATCTTGCCCTGGCCGCTTATGTGAATACGCGCATGACTTACGGCGTAAATCGTCGTGTTGAAACGCAGCTTGGTGCTGGTGATGGTGTTGCGCCGAATCTCTCAGGTATTGCCGATACAGGCAACTTTACGGCACATGGCTACGCGGCAGCGGCGCTCGGGACGCTGAAAAAGGTTGTGCTGATCAGAAAGATTATCGGCGACCTCTGGGCGGCTGGTGGTGTTGCAGATGCCATTTTGCTCAATCCTGCCGATTTCGCGCAGTTGGAAATCGATATGTTTGATACTAACGCCAATAATCTTGTGCGTTTTAGTACGGATGCAGCAGGGCAAGCTCGGTTGTTTGGTGTCCCGATCATCCAGTCTAACGGCATCGTTGCCGACACGGTTTACGTCGGTGCGTTTGCAATGGCTGGTACGGTCTACAACCGGGAAGGGATCGTTGTTGAAATGTCCGATTCGGACAGCACCAACTTTACGACCAACCTGATCACCATTCGTGCAGAAAGGCGGCTGGCTCTGACTATCGAGCGTCCGACGCAAATCATTGGTGGTGATTTAACTCCGTTGTAATCAATATCGGTATAACCAACAGGAGCGGGCGCAGCAATGCGCCCGTTTTCAATTAATGAAAATACGAATATTAGACCGAAGTTTTAATACAACGCACTACGGTTTTTTATTGGCTGATTCAGTGGTTGAAGTCGATAAAGGCTTTGCTGAATACGCAGTAAAAAAGATGAAGGCGGCGAAATTTGAATCATCGCCGAAGAAGAAGCCGAAGAAATGAATCTTGAGCGCACAAACGACGCAGAGTCCGAAACAATATCTCTGACTGATGTAAAAAACCAGTTGCGGATAACGGGTACGGATAGCGACGACGCATTAAGGCAGTTTATCGCGGCGATGCGTCATAAAGCCGAGACATATCTTGGGAAAACGCTGGTTACTGCGACCTGGCAATTAAAACTCGACGCTTTTTGCAGCGTGATTTATTTGCCCATGAGCCCGATCCAATCGATTACCACGATTGATTATGTTGATACCGATGGCGCAACTCAAACTTTGGCGAGTAGTGGCTACCAGTTTGATGCGGGTGGGCGATTAAAGCCTTCGTACGGTAACAGTTGGCCGCCTACAAGGGATCAATTCGACGCGGTGACGATTACTTACGTTGCCGGGCAAACCCACGCGGGTAATGTGCAAGAAGATATCAAGATGGCAATGCTGTTGTGGGTTGGCGCTTGCGAAATTAACCGGGAAAATAACATTATCGGTGTCAATGTTGCAGAAATACCCAACTCAGCAAAAAGCATATTGGCACCATACCGGACAATCAAGCTATGAGGGCAGGGCGCAGAAATAAAAAAGTGATTATCGAGCGTTCGACAGCCGGGCGCGGTAGTTACGGCGAAGAAACTGAAACATGGGCAACGCTTTCTCAGCCGTTTGCGAATATCAAGCCGTTATCGGGTGGCGAAACAATCCAGGGCGGGCAGGTTGACGCCAAAGTAACTCACCTCATCACGATCAGAAAAACCGATGTTACTGCCAACGATCGGATTAATCACGGCGGCAGAATTTTTAATATTACGCGCGTGCTCAATCCAGAAGAGCGCGGCGTTGATCAAAAAATACTGGTAGTCGAAGATGTTTGATATATCCGTTTTGGGCGATAAGGAATTACAAGCTAAATTATTAAAAATGGAAAAAAGAGTCGGCGCGAAGATTATGAAGCAATCGCTCAAATCGGCGATGGAGCCTGTAAAAAATTTGGCGAAAATTCGCGCGCCACAAAAAAGCGGCAGATTGCGGAAAAGTATTCGAATTGGGACTAAAAGCAATCGTCGCGGTGTCAGCGCATTGCTCAGGACAGGTACTAGAAAGCAATTAAAAATACCGGCTGATGCGAAATACTATTACCCGGCAGCAATCGAATACGGCGCGGCGGGTAGGCATTTGCCGGAGCGGTCATTTCTCCGCTCATCATTGCACGACAGGAAAGGTCAGGTAATTGGAAGCGTTGCAAGACACATCCGAAATAATCTCGAGTCAGTCAAATGACAATCGAGAGCGCACTGTACAGCTATCTCAGCACAAAAACAGCCGTTACTGATGAGGTTAGCACCAGGATATACCCGCAGACAGCGCCAAATGGCACAGCATACCCGTTTATTACTTTTAGCGTGATTGGCGAAACCCATGATCACTCAATGACTGGCGCGACGGGATTAGCTAATCCAATCATTCAAGTCGATATCTGGTCGGCAACTATAGCGTCTCGCGTATCGGGTTCAGAAGCGATTAGAAACGCACTAGACGGATTTACTGGTGATATGGGCACAGAGAGTTTGAATATTCGATCCTGTTTTTTATCGAACAGGTCGAATTTTGAGGAAAGCGACACCGAGGGAAAAGGTCAACCGACCTATCGGTCGTCAATGGATTTTTCAATCTGGCACGTTGAGTCGTTGCCAACATTATGAGGATATAGAAAATGGCAGACGTAGGTACAGGCACAACGATTGTATTTGCCACATCCAGCTTTTCGGCTGATGTGTTGAGTGTAAACGGGAATGATATTTCGCGGGCAGATATCGAGACGACCCATATGGGCACAACAGGTTATAAAACCTATATTCCATCTGATTTAGTTGAGGGCGGGACGGTTGACATGGAATTTGCTTTTAATCCAAATAGCCAACCGCCTGTTTCGGGCGCGGCTGAGACTATTACAATTACTTTCCCGATCCCGTCGGGCGGGACAACCGGTGCCACGCTGGTATTTACCGGGTACATTAATTCCTGGTCTTTTGGCGATACGCTCGAAGAAAAAATGACCGGCAACGCGACAATTAAGGTCGATGGTGTAAGTGATCCAGTTTGGACGGCGTCAGCATAATGCTATCGGCAGAGCAAATACTAAAGTCTGATGATACGCCAGCAGTTGAAAAGGTTGATGTGCCCGAATGGGACGGGTATGTTTTTGTCAAAGTGATGTCGGGCGCTTCTCGCGACCGTTGGGAACTATCGACAAGCAGGGCATTAGAAAAACCGGGAACGGCAAATGTCCGGGCTAGTCTTTGCGTCGCGACGGTTTGCGATGAGAATGGGAATCGGTTATTCACCGATAACCAGGTGGCGAATCTTGGCGAGAAATCGTCGGCGGCACTGGATAGGGTTTATGCCGTCGCGCAACGATTAAATAAATTGTCGTCTAGCGATATCGAGGAACTGGAAAAAAACTAATTGACCGGCCCTCGCGGCGATTCTGGTTTCGGCTGGCGTCGCATTTGAGAATGTCGGTCAGTAGGGCAATGCAGGAAATCGATTCTGCCGAGTTTGCGGAATGGCTTGCGTATCACGAAATAGAGCCATTTACGGTTGACCGGTCGGAGTATATCCTTTGCACCATAGCGGCAATATTGGCAAATGTACATCGAGGCAAAGGGACGGCTGTTTATAAACCGGAAGATTTTATGCCGCAATACGGAAAGAAAAAACGCGATTCATCCGAAGATATTGAAACCAAATTAAGGGCGATATTCAATGGCAACAATTAGCCGATTATCCGTTTCGCTTACTGCCAACACGAAAGGTTTGCGAAAAGGGTTAAACGCTGCAAAGCGCAACGTGAAGAAATTTACCGGGCAGATATTTAACTTAAAATCTGCAATCGTTGGCGCCATTGGTGTCGGTAGTCTGGGCGCGTTGAGTAAATCGGCAATTGGCGCATTTGCGAAGCAGGAACAAGCAGTAGCAAAATTAAACGCGTCGATTATATCGATGAAACGAAACACAAAAGGATTGTCGGGGAACCTTCAAAAACTCGCGACCCAAATTCAGAATAAAGGCGTTATCGGTGACGAAGCAATCCTAGAGGGCGCGTCATTTCTAACGACCTACCGGGACATATCCGACAAGTTATTACCCAGGACGATACGGGTAATGGCAGACCTGGCGGCCAAGATGGGTGGCGATACGACCAGGGCGGCGAATCTGTTAGGCAAGGCGTCAATGGGTATGACGGGATCACTTTCTCTCGCTGGTATAAGCCTTAGCGACGCAACGAAGGATTCGAAAAAATTCGAGGATATATTGCGGGAAATCGAAGAACAAGTCGGCGGGACAAATAAGGCTTTAGGCGATACCGCATCTGGAGGGATAACGCAATTCAAAAATGCCTTTGGTGACGTGCAGGAAAAATTAGGCGAAGTTTTAGCAATAGCCATCAGCCCGTTTTTAAGGTCGATTTCGGCTAAATTAGGTGATGTTAGTTTTAATGCGAAGGACGCTGGCGAAAAGTTTAAGAATTGGTTGGTTGAGTCTGCTCGCGGATTAACGGTATTAGCTGATTCTATAGCCGGGATTAAAGTCGCATTTCTTAACGCAAAATTAGCGGCGGCTGGATTCGCTTTGTTTACTGTTGCGCGTGCTAAGCAAGTCGCGGACTCGTTGAATACTTTACCAAATTTAGTCGGGCTTAATCTAATTGATACAACCCAAATCAACAGCGATTTTAATAGTTTACTCACGACTGTTAAAGACGTGAAGAGTGAAATATCATCAACATTAGATGAATTGGGCAAAGCGCCGCCAAGCATTAAGCTAAAAGCAGAAATAGACAAATTCGCTTTCGACGCAGAGGTTGAATCACTGAAAAAACGGATTGGCTTTGTTGAGGGAGGGACGTTCAGAAAAGTACCAGCGACACAAAAAGGCACGCTTCAGCGGTTGGAAGTAAACGGCTCAGGCAGTGGTAAAAAAATTGATATGACCAATTCAATACTCGAAGATATCCGCAAATCATTACGGCGGGATCGCATAGCGGTGGCGGGATGATTGTAAAAGACTTAATCGAAGCGCAAGTATTAACCCGAGACAGTGATGGGTTTACGGCGGAGCGTGTATTTATTATCGACGAGATAACGGGTCAACCTGAAACCCGTTTATATAATGCGATTCAATCTTCCGGCATTCCCGCTTTTGGCGATCCGCACCCAACTATTCCCGATATTCAGGTTACTGAAATTCAGGCAAACCCGGCCACCAGCGGCAGCCAGATAAAAATAAATGTTGTCTACAGCGTTCCAGACAATTCAGACGGGTCAACCGATAACAGTTCCGGGTCAATTACAGTAAATTCTAGCCTGATCACCGAAGAAGTTTTTGAGGATATTAACGGCGATACATTAAAAGCCGATTATAAAATATTCGTCGATTCAACAAATACTAATGTGACCGTTTCGA